CCGCCGCCAAAATAACCAGAACCACCGCCACCAGACGAGATAGTTCCAGTGTGACCACCACCTTGCAAGGCTGATCCTGCTTCACCCGCAGAAAAGTTTCCGCTAGCTCCAGCCGTTCCACCAGCACTTACGCTTGCACCACCGCCATTGAGTGTATTTGAGCTAGTGTGTGTTCCAGTTGGTCCACCGTTGCCACCTTCTTTATCAGCCGCTCCAGAACAACAACCTCCACCGCCGCCTGAACCTGCAATAATTAATGCTTTAGCTTGTGTAAAAGTGTTGTCTGCAAATACTCCTGCAAGACCACCACCTCCACCGCCGTGAAGAGGGTTGCCTTCACCACTCTGACCACCACCGCCATATGCTTCTGTGCCTGTTGTTCCTGAAACACCTGCTGTTCCACCACCACCGACAACCAACATAAGCGTTGACGATGCGGTTACTGGTATTGTTCCTGCTACATAACCACCTGCACCACCTTTAGTATAACCATTTCCACCACCTGCACCCCATGCTTTTACAGCAATAGAGGAAACATTAGCAGGGACTGCATACGTTTGATTTGCACCAGTATAAGAATAATCAATAGCAGTTCCTGTCGAATAACCTAGTGTTGCGTAACTTTCATTAGTAGAGTTATATGACCACCCAGTTTTACTTGCTACTCCGCTTTCATCTTGATAAACATCAACAAAAGCAGTGTTAAGTGTATGAGCAACTTTATTTTCATCTGAAGCTCTTAATAAGGCTAAATGTAAAACATCTTTTTCTAAGTTTTGAACTGCAGATGCCGCAACGCCTGAACTAGAAGAACCACCAGAACCTACTTGTACCCACTGGCTAGAAGATCCATCGTTATAGTAGATATACATTCGAAGGTCTGCGGAACTATACCATTGATCTCCTGCTGAAGGACTGCTTGGTGCAGTATCGGAAATAGAAACAGTAGCACCGCCTCCGCCTCCTGTTGCATCAGCGGCATTAACCCAAGCGGAGCCATTATATTTTAAAACTTGAGTATTACTTGGACTACTTATTGTTACATCTGATAGCCCTGTAAGATTAGTAGATCCCGCCGCACTTTGAGTTATTCCTTTTACAATAGCCTGATTACCCATATAACCATGAGCAGAGCATTGATAGTAAATTAAAGATTTAGTAGTACCAGTTACGGCTATCTGAGTGTAAGCCCCGCTTGAACCCGCAGTGCCGTTAGTAGTAACTCCAGTAGTATAAGCAGTAGTTTTATCGGCCTCTTCATAAAACCTGAAAGGGTGACCTGAATTGCTTGCGTCTGACTGGTCAAATCTATACGTCTTTCCAGCCATCAATTCTAAATATGGGGCCTCTGTTCCATCTAGAGTATAGCCAGCACTAGATCCGGTTCCACTGTATCGATGCTCTGATGTTTTAGTAACAACTTTGACTGCAATATTGGTTTGACCGCTAACATGCTTTTCAGCAAAAGTATCAGCAGTCACTTTATTTAAATCATCAGCCACTGCGGCAATAAACACAGAAGCATTTCCAGTAAGAGTTAAGGCATTATCTGAATTAGAACTTTCGGAAACTACCCTTGTAAGAGTTGTCCCAGAGTGAGTATATATTCCATACCCAAGTTCCCAGTAGATCCCATCTTCTATGACATAGCGTACAGTTTCTCCGTTAGAAACTCCAGCATCTGCAAAAGTTTGAAACCCAGCAACTGCACTTCCTAGCGTTATAGTCCCAGTACCAGTTGTTGATGTGGAAACCTTAGCTCTATTGGCTAATTTAACCATAACTTAATCCTTATGCTGGATCTGGTATGCCGATCTTAAACGAGGCTAGTGAGAACGTATTTCCAGAAGTCACAGCTTGGGATGATGATAAGCTCCCTGTGCCGAGCAGTCTGGTACTGCTAACATCAACGATAGCGTAATGTGTCGCTGTCCCTGTGCCTGATACTGATCCATCAGTAATTGCACTAACAGTAACTTCTCTTCCCCCACCAGACCTATCTGCCGGTGCGCCAATAGTTACACCTGTTTTATTTCCAAGGGAATGTGTGTTAGTCGCCGACGTATATGTCGTTGCTTCCTGAGACGTAATGTCTATACGGTCACCCTCTGTGTCGAACTTACTGAGGGCCGCGTCAAGAACGTAGTCTGAAATTGATGCCATTTATTTTCTCCTAAATTAGCTTTCTGTTTTTTGATAAAAACCATCGATAGATAGTCTTGTTGATTGTTCGTTATTGATGGCTTGGACAGCCGCTACATATAAAGCCATGTACTTTTGAACCATTGCATCATTACGATTGAAACTCCCCGCCTCGACCAAGCACCCATACAACAACGCATCATAAGCGTTTTCGGTTAACCAGTTGGTCGTATTAGAGGAACTTAATCCAGCTAACCTGTACTTGTATGAAATCTCCACATTTAAAGCCGAGCTAGGAGTAGGGGCTAAATATAATGTATCATCATCAAAGTAATTAAAATATTTCGGAGTTCCCGTTGCCGCTCTGTTAGGCCAAAACTCTGTTATAAACTCATCAGTTTTAAGAAGAAGAGTGGTGTTGTTCGCTGTTGGACCGCTCCCAGAATTCATTAAAGACAGGCTTTCGAGTATAACAAGATCGGCTGGCATTGCCACGAAAGGATTTCCAGATGTTAAGGGAGCTGTAGCCCTTCTACGAAATCCCGGTGTTTTAATATCGCGGCTCATTTTTATTTCTGTTAAATCAATAAATGTATCGATAGCAGTACTAAATTCAGTACCATCATCCTCCATGTACTGTTTAATATTAGAAACTAGAGTGGCATATGTTGTCATGATCTGGTTCCAGCCGTGTGTGGGTATTTGTTGTCAAAAGTTGTGTTATTAGTCACCGCCTCAGTAACGTCTGGACGAGGGTGACGAAGAGCTTCTGCATCGACCATTCTCGCTTTTCCGAGTTGCAGTTGAGGATGATCTTTGTCTTTGCAACTAGAGCAAACCCTAAGACCATTTGGCTTACGATTGTAAATCTCTGGTGTGAGTTGAGTATATTTGTACTTCTGACCACATCGATCACATATTGCTTTAGAATGCTTACCGCTTGAGTACCTCATAGGGCTGGCACAATCGTAAAGTCACTACGATCCCTATCTTCTGCCGCCGCGAGAGCAAACTCTTCATCGTAAAGTTGCTTTAAGAGTTGGACCCTTGGGAGACCTTCAGGGTTTTTTAAAGCTATTTGGTATGATAAAGCGGCAACTATTGCTGGCAAAAATCTCGTGGGAGCGTCGTATTGCGTGATACTTCCATTACTTGAATCTTCAATCCTTCGTATTCTGTAGTAAACTAAAGTATAAGCCGCGCTGTCTGGAATAGGCCAGAGGGTTACTTTTGGTCCGTCTCTTAATCTTTCGACATATATTTTAGTTGGACGACCCGTGGAGTTCTTAGAAGATAAAGAAGCATATTCACCAACAGACATTCTCGTTATAGCGAGATCTGATTGTGTAGCTCCACTGCCTTGTCTAATGGTATGATCAAGAACGGATACAGTATCTGCGGCTAAGGTGTAGGTAGCTGTCCCAGATGTTAAAGGCAATGTGACACTATCTATTGTCCACAAGTTAACACCTTTGTTAGCAAACTCCTGACCAATCAGATTTAAGCTTCTTCTGGCTGTCTTGAAGTCTTGACCCGTATAGGCACGTTGAAGGCCAGCTCTCTCAAAGGCTTCCTCAATAATATCTTCAATGTTTAAATTGAATGCTGTTGTTCCTGAAGTTGCCATTCGTAATCCTTAGTAAATATCCAATAAGGCGAAGATCTAAAAGATAGCATTTCTTTCTTTTCCGCGTGTCTTTGTAGTATTTTACCACGCTTACCTTCAGCCATTTTATGTTTTTTGTGTGCCAAACATCCTTTGCGAACTTTACGCCAGCTCAATCGTATTCCTCTTTTTGACTGGTCATGAGTTTTCCAGTCTCCATATCGATGTAACAATCTTCATCGTACTCTGGAGGAAGGTCTTTTTTCTTATTTGGAATAACTTGTTTAGCCTTTCGCAATCTCAACATAACTCTTGCGATAGGGTTGATTTTTTTAATTTGCATATAACGAGGCAAAATATACCATTCCCCCAGCTCCACCAACAAAGATAGCTATCCCTGCCACAATTGATATTCCCTTCATAATCTTATTCCGACGAGCCATTGCCGCATACTTACTAGCCCTATGGGCTTCGGCTGACTTCTTTCGCATCGAAACAAATTCATCCCAAGCCTTCATACCTCTGGCACTTATAATAACGTCTCTTAAATCTCTCTCAAAATCTTCGGCTTTTTTCTTGAGAATAAAGTCATTGAGTGGATCAGATTTGTTCTTATCTGCCGTTTTTGTGCCGTCAATAAATTCAAAAAGGTTATTAATATCCTTGGACATCGAACTGAGATCTTTACCAATCGATATTCCTTTTTTAATAGCCCCAAATGCTAAAAGCGCACCGCTTAATGGGTCCAATTTTTTTGCCTCCCGTTGTACCTTACTTAATTAAATTTATTGTCCAATCTGCAATAAATCCAATTAGACCGCCTACTGCCAGTATAACAATAAAAGCACCCTTCCACCTATTCGATGTCGCTCGAAGTTCAGTTACATCTGCTTTCATTTCATCTATATCTTTATGTAAATGCTGGATTCTTTCCTCTAGACGAGCGAGTGTAACTGCTGTGTCTTCCATAGTCCTAACCGTGGAATGTTGTTAAAGAGCTGACATTAGTGAGTGTGGCATGAACATTAGTTACGAAACGCATACCATCTTCTGGTATGGACATGCTGTCTACTCCCTCTCCAGTAGTAGCCGCTGGAGTTGTTAAAGTTAAAATTGTTTCACCGCTGGCTCCACCGTCTCTTAAGACAATAGATCCCGCAGTACCTCCAAGAACGTAATATAGCTTCTTAACCCTCGCTGGGTTATCAACAGCCGTTCCTGTCGATGTAATCGTAGTAGCTTTTATTGAAGCCATGAACGCATCCCCTTATTGAATAAAAATAAAAGGGCGACCTAAGCCGCCCTAATATACGTGTTTTGACTAGTCAGAAATTACGCACCGGGAGATGCAAAATATCCGAGTGGGTCAGAGTAACCGAATGAGTAACGCTCTCTACCTTTGTATCTTACGTTTCCAGTTTCGAAGTCACCTTCCATGTCCGTCTTCATAGCAACTCTTGTGAAGTGCTTGAACGAGTTTGGAATGTCGGTTTTTAAGAACCAAGCATCAGTATCGGTGAAGAAGTTATTCACCATATAACCGCCCGGAATAGCTCCAGTAGATGCCAAGGCATTTACATCGTTTTTGGCAAAATTGCCATCGCCTGTTCCGCCAGCAACTGTTGACAATGTTGACTTCATAATTCTTTCTGCTTCAAATTGAAGATCAGAAGGAATAAGAAGCTTCATTGGTCTAGCCGCTATTTTCAGTCCTCTTTCATCTGTCCACTTACCAATCGCAATGATTGCCGCTTCTAGAGAGGTTTCGTTGAGATCCACAGCGGACCCCGGCTCGTTTCCGTTGGAACCGCCATTTACTAGTGGGTGTGCAGTATGGAAAAGGTTAACACCGTCTCCTCCTACTTGACCTGTAAAGCCTTCGTTAAACAACGCCGCGCCTTTGACTTCCTTTGTATTTTGGAAGGCTCGTGCAAGAGCTTTGGTGTAACGAGCGGACAATGAATCATAGAGGTTATCCTCTACTGCTTCAGTTGTTAAACTGAAACCCATTGCCACGACTTCGTGGGTATACCTACTGGTGTAAGCTTCTTGTGCATCATCATATGTGATTGCCGCACCTTCTTGCTTAGTTGGGGCTGTCCCAAAACCAGAGAGTTTTACTTCTTCTTCGAATGAACGATCAGAAGACTCAATCTCATAACAAGCTCTCCACTGTTCTGGATACCGCTTGTACTCCAATCCGAAAAGGCCATTTAGCCCCGGAAGGAGTTCTTTCATGAGTTGTGAACGTGATATTGCCATGTTCTAAACCCCCTATGTTATCGCGGCGGCCATCAGGGCATGCTCAGCTTGGTTCATCATCACAATTATATCTGTGTTTGAATCACCAATAGCAGAACCCGGACGGGCAACGAAATCGACTATACGCCAGCATTTGCCTGTAATAGCGGCAGTGCTTGCGTCAGCCTGTAATCCAGAATTACCAGTAGTGGCACTTCCAGCTTGAGTTTGTACTAAGTCAATAGTTTGACCTAGTAGCGTTTGTGCAATTGCACCATCCGCTTGAACCTCATAGAGAGTCATCGGATTTACTGTTACCACAGCCTTAATATCCGTAGCGACTATTGAGCCGGGATAGTGCTGTGAAAAAGTCAATTGACCTGTTGATGGATCTGTATAACTACAGCCCATGAACACACCAATCGGATTGACCTCCCCAGCGGCAGATTCTCTTACAAGAAATCCGTCATCTGTGGAGTTCGTAACGTCGGCAAAGCCTACTACGTCCCCATTGAAGATAGCAGTCGCATATCCACTCTTAATTAGTAAAGTCTGAGTAGAACCAGCAAAAGGCATACCTCCAAGGAGAGCGACAGGTTTTAGCCCACGCGGTGCTGAAACGGTTGCCATTTCAAACCTCCTTCAAGATTAAAGTTAAGTTTAACCCGATCCGAAAGTCGATCTTGATTGCCTTTGTGGGGCGTTAATCGGCATTCGAGGGTCTGATTCCCGCATAAGGTTATTATCAACGGATTCCATCATCCCCCTAGACTGGGCAAGATAATGGGCTTGGCGTTGTTGAGCCATATGTTCGGGCATCTTACATAGAAGCAAGCCACCAACCTCCATCTTACCTTCAAATTTCTTATTCGGTTCGATTAAAAGGTGCTGTAATTCTGGAACTTCTTCGACTGGAACAGGTTCCCAACCTTCACGAATTTTTTTAGAATAATTCATAGGGTCGTCCTGTCCCATCGATGATACTCTAACCCATTTAAATCTGACCCCTTCTTTAGGGTCTGGGTCTGGCAGAATATTTGCGGGGGACCATGTTTGTTGGCGTTCCTCACTTTCACGCTTCTGAGTGATAGTAGAACGAATTGCTTTTTTAGGTTCGGTCATTTTTTACCTCAACTATTAAGAGCGATAAACTGCTTGGCGTATTCCTCAATGGGAACACCAAGACGTTTAGCGACAGCCACTTGTGATGGCGTTAAACGGACTTTGCGTGATTTGCTCGATTGGTTTCCCGCAGGGGTTACAACCATATTCACGTTTCTATCTCTGGGCTGTTCCGTTGTCACAGATCCAGAAAACTTTTGAGGAAACTCTTGTTGCATACGCTTATCAAGCGCAGAATAATATTCTTCAGAGTCACCTTTTAAACCAAGCCGCATAAGTTCGTCGTGAACCGTATATGCGGCGGCGGTCATAATTGTATCCTTGTTAAACCAAGAATTTCTTGAAGCCCACTCAACTGCTTTTGAGTTGGGCGGCGGAGTAAGATCTATTTGAGATTTGGTCTGAATACTTTCAGCCGCTCTCTTGACCTGTGCCGCCTGTTGACGTCCCGTAGAGGCTTGAATCATAGCTTCTTGAGCCGCAACTATTGCATCTGCGTCGCCTTCTTCGTAAGCTTTCTTATACGCAATTTTAGCCGCGTCGGCTTGCGAATTAAGACGACCCTCCATCTCATGGGAACCTAACTGCCCAAATTGGGTAGCTTGCTCTCTGAGCTGTTTGTTCTCTTCCATAACTCTATTTGCGACATTGTAATATTCATCACGCTGACGCTCTGCTTCACGCTGTTTGTGCGTTAAGTCATCTATACGTTTCTGGAATTTAGTTCCACGAGGTTTCTTTTCTTCTGATTCAGCCTCAACTGTAGCCTCGTCAGATTGCTCATTCGTGGTATCTTCGGCTTGATCCTCCTGTAAGGAAGCATCGTTGGCTTCAGATTCTTCACTAAGGTCAACCTCTATATCTTCCTCTTTTATATCTTCATCTATCATGCTGTTGCCCTCGACACTTTGGTTGGATCTTCAATGACAGCCATTACGCTGTCGTCATTAATTATTCGAAGCTCCGCTCCATCGTACTCAAAACGATGACCAGCATATTTTGACAGTAAGACCCAGTCACCCTCAATACACCACGGACCATCACTGAACCTTGGGTCTGTATCTGGGTAGGCGTCTTTTCCTATCGTCACCACTTGACAAACGATACTCGCAATATCCTCTGCCTTCTTAATATCGTTAGGAAGATACAATCCACCTGACGTTGTTTCGTTTACTTTGGGAGTTACCACTAGAATGTGATACCCCGTAGGCACTGGGAGATTCTTGGGTAAAGAAATCTCTGCGGTAGAATATACCGATCCGCTCATATTATTCTCCTATAAGCAACTGTTGTGGGTAGCTGGCCCCCTGCGACGAACTAATCTTCGTCTGGTATTTTTGAAAGGGTAAGAAGTTCCCTTTCGGCGACGGCAAGACCTTCAATTTGTCCTACCATTCGTTGGTATTGATCAAAACTTTCAGCTTGCCCTAAAGCAACTCTGTCGGTCAGATCATTCATTATGCGCCGTATTTCACCTCTCAGTGTTTCGGCGAAAGTCATAGATTCTGGTGTTATCAATTTTTACTCTTACTCTTTTCTAAATCGACTTGCATTTTCTTCTCTGCTATAATCTTGTTTTGAAGCATTCGCTTCTCCTCAAGGTCATTTCTCATTTTCGTTTTTTGCAAATCTGTTCTCGCTTCAAGTTCAGATTCTGCTTTGTTTTGAGCAATTTGAGCTTGTTTAATCTGAAGCTCTGCTTGCTGTTGTTGTATCACAGGGTCTTGAGCCGCCGCCATTTGTTGTTCAAGAACGGCTTTCTGTTGAGCTTTACCAGTAATCTGTGCCGCCGCTTGCGCCGCCGCTCTCGATATCTGAGCTTCCATCTCTGGAGCCATTCCTTTTTTATCTTTATCTTCCAATGGGGGTAGAGCCGTTCCCATCATCTGTTCAGCTTCATTTCTGTACTTATGAGCCATGTGTTCTGAAATGTGAGCTGACACAGCTCCTTGAATCATTTTAGCCATAGGATTCTGAGCCATATCTGGGCTTTGCATTAAACTCATATGTGCTGAAATGTGACTTTCGTGGTCCTGATAGGCTTGCACCCTTACAGGTCCGCCAGCCATCATTCTTGCATTTTCAGTTACAGGATCATAAGCGGGGATATTTGACTTATCGGGTATAATTTTATCAACATCATCAACTCCCGCTGTTTCTAAAAAGCGTTTATGAAGCTCTCTCATGTCATAAAGCTGGGGGGCTTGTTGAGCTGTTTGCATTGCCGCTTGCTGTTGCATCATTCTTTGAGCAAAGCTTGTGGCATTTGGGTCACTGACTGGAATTATATCTACTTTACCGTCGAAATCCTCTGCGGGGTTTCCTTCTGATTCATACGGATATTGGTCGGTGGATGCCGCAATAAGATTAGATAATAACGAAAGCTCTCTTTTAAGAGCCGAGTGTAGTCTGGCGTGTATTGCAGACATAACTTTCATTGAACGCTCAATAAGAGCGAGAGTTGTTCCTACTGGAGCTTCTTGATTGCCTTCCCCAATATTGAGGTCAGCAATCGATGCAAAACGTCTACCCTCTTCAACAAGAACGCCAAGCAACTGTGCAAGAGTAGAAGAAGGATCTTTAAAGGGTAGAGGCATAATGTTATCGCGGATAGCACCAGAGGGAAGATCAATATCTCGAAACTCGCCCGGAGCAATCGGTGTGTCGTCCCCTTTGATCCGCAAGCCTCTGGCTTTGAATCCCGCAGGTAAATTAGCAAGTGTCCCAGCATCTATTAATTGCCTTAAGATTGAAGTTGATGATTTAGCTATTGACCCAATTAAATGAATTAAGCCAAAGCCGTAGAAGCCTAGTCCGGGCTGAAATTTATAATGAACGAAGTGCTGTGAAGCCCTTTTTAGTGGGTCGTTCTGTGTATAGTTCCTACGAATTGAAAGGACGGTATTTGACTCTCTGTCAATGGTAATGACGTAGGGGAGGGCAATTCCTGTTTCATCTCCGTTTTCGTCGGTGTCGGGGAACCCGTCGAGTTCAAGCTCAACGTGCATTTCGAGGATTGTCCTGAGATCGGATTCGTTGATTTCTGCGAAACCATTGATTTCATTGTATTTTGCTTGGACACTTTCTCTACCTCCAGCAGATTCAGTTAAATCGATGTCACGATAAAATCCTGACACCTGAAGTTTTCTAACAAAGTTATAAGACTTCTTCATTACATGAGTATGTCTTGGTGAGGTTACTAAGTCTGTTGTGGCGTAGCTGGCTACAAAATCTTCTGCGGGGACAAAAACACTTGCGGGTCTTTGAAGTGACGGGTCGTAATACACTTTCCTAAATGCAGAACCAGCTAATGATAAGTGGAATAATAGTTGTTCTGTTTCAGAACGGTATTCAGGCATTTCTTCGACAAGAAGGTAGTTCATATAATCTTGAACTCTTTGTGCCTGACTTATTTTATCGTCATCTGTCGTTCCAACTGTCTTAGTTTTAACTGGACCGCCAGAAGGAAATATTTCCATCATAGACTGAGACACAAATCTTATCGATGCCTCTGACAGTATCGGGTGTGTAACTCCACATGCACCTTCAAATGGGATAGTTCTCTCTTCCCCTGAGATACCTAATAGTTCTAATCCGTCAATATATGTTGATTCCCACTCACCTCTTGATGCTCTATCGTCATCAAATAAACCCATAAGGTCAGATGCCAACAAATCGAGGTCTTCGTCGTCCATAAATTCAGCAAGATTGTCTTCAAAGTTCTCAGATTGTGATTCTTCTCCGTCACCAAAATTAACTTCGACACTTCCGTCCTCTGCCTCAATGACGTTTGACCCGTCAATCGTAACAATGCTCGGAGAGTTAACCTCTACAGCCAATCCCTCGACAGAGTCGTCGCCATCAACTATTTGCTGTTCTAGAGACTTTTCGACTGCCATTAATACATCTTCTTGACTTTACCGCCATAAGACATCTTTTTTACCTTCTTTTTAGGTTTTTTTGCTG